TGTAGTCCGAATTGGCAGCCACAGCGTCCAAATGGAGGGCGGAAAGACCAGCAAGGGAAGAACTGCCCCAAGTACCGCCAACGATAGGAATGAGGTTTGTTCTCCAATAGCGATAAACCCCATCTTGACCAAATGCAGTTGTCCCACTTGAGCTAACGCCAGAGGCATTTGGGATGCCAGCGCATCCGCTCTTATAAGATTTTGATGTGCGATCCGTACTAAACCCAAAGACTTGATTTAACCCATCCCCTAAACGAAGATAACCAACTTCAGCACTTGGAATTAAATCTGATAGATCTATCGTGTCATAATTCCCAACATAAAGAGCATCTGCGACATTTGCTGAAGCAATATCCGTACATGCCGTGAAACTTTTTAAACTAACAGATTCTTTCAAAATTAGGAAATTCCCATCTGTTTGTTGAGACTTAGTTAAACCAGAAGCGATTTCCCACATATTTCCATTAATGTCGGCGATACCCGAATTTTGACCGTTGTGTGTTGTTTTTGCAAAAGGAGCACCGCTACCTGTAAGCGCGCAGTTGCTGTACCCTGAAGGCGTATAAATAACGCTTAAATCATTAGCATCTCCAAGGGCGTTATTGTTGCATCCTTTTGGAAGATAAGGAGCGATATCTTTATAGGCGCATACGGAAGTGCTTAGGCTTGCTACTCCGTGTGCATATGCAAGCAGTGCCAAAGCATTGTATTGGAACAAGCTTGGAACGTGATAGCTTGATCCTCTACTTTTTACCGCATAATAGGCAGTTTTATAGTAGTTACCAACACCACTACACCCGTTAATCGAAGCAATAGGATTATGTGCTGAGTTTGTGCTTACGGGGTCTAAACCTCTTCGTGAGACTAAGATACCATTAACATTTCCACCTTGGTATTTATCAAAGAAAAATCCATTTTTTTCGATGCCACCATCGATAAAAGCACGATGCAATGCGTATCCAAGAAGTGGTGATGAACTTACAGAAAGCGTATTCCCATCCCATTTAAAATAGAACTTTGGAACCCAAACCATTACCGACCCAGTAGCATCAAGGAAATTTCCATACGAATCGCTTAGGACATCGTCTGTCCCTTGCATTTTAGTCATTCCCGCTTGAAGAGCTTCATAATCTGTCATTGTAGCAACGCCAAATCCAATGCTCCCAGCTGTGCCTATAACGTATCGTGTATCATCGATTGTTTTATCAGCCTCAATAAGTTTTCCAAGAGCACCAGCAGCAAGTGCAAGTGAGTCAATATCACTACTTGAATCAATAGCATTGCCTAGCTTTTCATACAGTTTTTCTTTTAATCCCATACATTCTCCTTTAATTTAAGATTTGCATTGCCCTAATTCTGCGTGTGTTGATTGCAGATGTAGGAATTACATAACTTTTAATTTCAGCAGCTTTTGCCACCACTTCATTCCTTAATATTGTAATTTGACTTGCACTATTGATTGCAATCGTTGCCTGTGTTGTTGCTATGCCTGCCTGTGTTGTTGCTGTTGTGGCACTTGTTGATGCACTTGTAGCACTAGCACTAGCTTCACTTGCCTTAGTTGTGGCAGTTGTTGCTGAGTTACTTGCGCTTGTAGCACTTGATGATGCTTCACCTGCTTTTGTAGTTGCGATACCAGCTTGTGTTGTAGCTGTTGTTGCACTATCACTTGCACTATTCTTGTATGCTAGTGCGTTAGCCTCAGATAGAGCTGCATTAGTTTCACTTGTCTTTGCGTTGGTTGCTGACGTACTTGCTTCACCTGCTTTATTAGTTGCTATTGTTGCTGAATTACTTGCACTTGTAGCACTTGTATCTGCTGTGTTCTTGCTTGCTAAGGCTTCGCTTGCGCTTGTTAACGCTTCGCTTGCTTTTGTTGTAGCGGTTGTAGCTGATGCACTCGCTTCTGATGCTTTAATTGTAGCTATTGTGGCATTAGTATCTGCTTGTAATATCTCAGCTAAATTAGGTACGATATTTGTAACTACTGAATTAATATCTAATATATTAGATGATACTGTTGTTACATCTCCACTTATACCAGCAACAGTTGTAATATCATTTTTAATTCCATTTAATGCAACAATTTCATCGTACAGTCCAGCTAAAACAGCTATCTCACTTTGGCTAGAACCAAGTTCATCAGGAGTATCAGCAACTCTAATCTCTACTTGAGAATAAATTGTTGAATTTGGAGCTTGTGTAAGTACTGCACTATTATTAATGAGTTCGTAGTTGCTAGTACTTAATTGAACCCAAATATTGTCTGAACGTCTTTGTAACCATACAGACATATGCTGTTTTGTAGCAATATGTTTTGTCGATATGAACGACCTAACACCATATTCCGTTGAAAATATTTCACTTTGTACTGCCATTCTTATATCCTTTTGCTTCTTGAATTTACGTTACCCTCATACGCTAAAGAGTTAATCCTAAATCCAAGATTTGTATTGTTTTCTATACCTATCTTAATATTCTTAGCGTTTCCAAATATGATAGGTTTTCTTTTGACTGTGTACTTCTCAGCAACTCTTCTAATTGTATTCCTATAAGTATCTTGTATGTAAAGACTAAAGCTACTATCTGGTTCACTCTCTATCTGTACAGTTTTAAATTGAACGATAGAGCCAATATCTTTATTACCACTCATAGATACAACCCATTCACCAAGTAGAATATCTACTGGAATAATTGTATCTCCATCATCTAAGAATGTAGAAGTATGAAGTTGTGGAAATATATCTATTTGTTCTAGTTGGTTCGTCTTTCCAATATCAGCATTGCTCATATTCCATACGCTACTCATTAACCAATTCTTTGAACTATTCCATGTTCCATATGCTAATACCCAATTTTCCTGTGTTGATGCTTCATATCTTCTAATCAATAAAAATATCTTTTTACCAATAGAGAATGATGAATAGATTTCACCATTAAATGTCCATTTGAACCAAGCTGATTGAACTCTCTCTTTTCCACTATCATAATACTTATAACAATAGATTGTGTCACTACCACTTTTTGTTAGAAACAACATATTATTAACAGAAGAACCATACATTGTATCAATTGTATCAGGTATATATCGTTGAACATGAGCCGTAATGTCATCACCAGCGATAGTATTTGTTGATGATGAAACATAGAATTCAATCACAGCAGAATAAGAACCACGTTGAACAACAAAGAATACACGGTTATTGATAAACAATGGTCTTATGTTCTTATTGATGTCATATGCTGATGATTGGATAAACGCTATTGTTTGATATGTTAAAACATCAACATCTTTTAATCTGAACTGTAACTTATCTGATGTCAACAATAAACTATCTTCCATATTAACAGCGTACTCAAGTGATACGGCTTTTGTAGTGTTAAGTGAAATATCAATAACATCACTATCAAGATAACTTAATACTGTGGTTCTAAAGAAGTTACCATACTGAGCTACTTCACTTAGAACAACTGTTGTTTCAGTTATAAATCCTAGTCTATTTTTTAAAAAGAAAATATCTTTAATAACATTATTATCTTTCATAAAACTAGGAATAGGTGCGTATGTATCATCACCAACAGTTCTATCTTTCCAACCATCATATTGTTTAAATGTAAATGTTCCATTTGCTTCTCTAACTAATACATGAGGCATAGTTGATTTATCTACTAAATACTTAATGCCTCCACTCATAGTTTCTTTCCAGACACCATTATTATAAACAACATAGTATGGAACTTTTGTACCTGCTGTTCCGACAACTTTAATGGAAGTACCGTTATATCCTAGTGTTGATGGTAAATCTGACATAACAGAAACCTCATCAATAAATCCACGACTTGCTTGATTTCCAAATGTATCTGTACACTGAAATGCTGTAATTGTTGATGTAGATACAATCTTCACAACAGAACCAACATTAGTAGCTGTAATTCCAGTATGAGCATTTAATGCAGTAACTAATTTACCTGCAACTGCAACAGTATTTGTATCTGTTACTGTTCCAGTAAATGTTCCACTTGATGTAGTAATAGTGTATGAATAAGAATATCCATACTGTGGGTCTGCACTCTTAACCCAAATGTATGCATTTAGTTTTGTTGTTGATGTTGAAACCAATGTTGATAACATCTGTGGTTTAATGTTTTTGTTTACTACAAATGTAGTATCTTTAATGGTAATGCAACTAAAACCATTCTTTCCACCAAAACTAGTTGTAAGGTAACTCTTTGAAGAACCACTATATACTAGTCCTGATGTTTCATTAAACACATTTCCATTTACAACATCAACAATCTCCATTCCATTTGATGTTATTTGAATAGAATAGTTTTCATCCTCTGTATCAACATCACCTCTATCGTAATTATACTGATATGCATTATTTGAAAATGTTAATACTTTAGATGTTGTTATTTTTGATGTTGGATTTCTTTTAAGTAATCCTCTATCAAGTGTAGGAAAAGCATTAACCATCTCTTCTACTTGAGTAGATAGTCTTTGCTCTGCTGATTGTTGGTTCACACCATTATAGATACTATCTATTTGATTTCTAATCAACATATTATGACCTTACATCCATAGATAAACCATATGAAGATGTAAGCATATTGTATCTAGCCGTTCTTCCATCGCTTCTTCGTGCTGAAATATAAGCATGATGTTCATCTTCTTCTGAGAACTTGTATTGGTTCGTATCTCCAATCATTCTGTATTGAAAAATTCTACTAGCACGGATAGTAATATAGTGTCTTAATGCGTGTGATAATGAGTTAAAGTCCATATCCCATACAACAGTACATTTTACTGCATTATTAAACTTAGCTGTTTTATCTTTTTTTGAATATAATCTCCAATCACGAACTACAATATCAGCATCAGTAGATGAAATATCAAGTACATTAGCTGGAATTGAAATATAACCACTTGCATCAGGGCTAAATTCCCAATCTTTATCTGTATTAAAATCCCAACCTTGAGATAATACGCTTTTCTTTACCTCTTCTAGTACATCACTTGCTTTCTGTGCCTCAATAATTTCTGCTAATTCAACATCATCATTGATTGCTAATTCATTAATACTTGAAAGAAGAATATTTACGGCATAGAGTAAGAATTTTTCGCTATCAATCATAGTAAACTCCTTAATTATGCCCTCCGTAGAGGGCTTGTTAAAACTTACGCTGATTTGATAGACGCAGTTGATTGGCTTCTTAAAGCACCCATACCATTTGAGAAGTAAGCTGTTAGCAATTTAGCATCAAGGAAGTCAGCTTGTTCTGTAATCTTTGAGTTAATATCCCAAAGCTTAACAATACCAGCAGATTGATACGTAAATACTAAAGCAACGAGGTTAGCAGTAGCAGGCATATCGTTTGTTTGAAGGATTGTAGCACCAGCGACTTGTTTAACTAGTCCTGTATCAAAACCACCATTAGGACCACTTGTAAAGTCTACGTTTGTAGCTCTATCTGAACGAACAACATAAGAGTAGTTAGTTGGGTTCATAACAACATAAATATCATCCATATTGTCATTACCATTAATTGCAGCAACAGCAGAGAAGATAGTATCAGCGATAGCATTACCTTTAGCGACAGCATCAGCACCACTAGCAATAGCTGTATTTACAACAACAATACCATTGCCATTTCCAGCAAGACCAGTAGCCAAAGATGAAGCTTCAACAGCAGCAATAGCTTTACGCTCAACGAAAGCACCTAATTTAGAACCAACTTGACGAACGTTCATAGCAACTACATCATAGTTTGCAACAGCCTCAGACCATTTGTCGATACGTCTTGCAACATACTGTGGTCTATCAAGATTGATAACAATCTCATCTTGTGTTCCATTTGTAACATCAACTTGCGCACCAGCTGTGTAACTTGTTACTCCTGTATTAGAAGCATCCTCTTTACCTTCGATAATGAACTGTCCGCCAGTTCCACTAGTGATTGGTTTAGTCCATAGTAATGGAGAAACAACTAATTTACGCTTGTAACTCTCAAGTACATCTAGCATTACGTCACGGCTAAGTGTATCTGTTGTAGTTGTACCGATATTTGGGGTGGTAGCACCAGTATAAGCCATAATATTTTCCTTTTGAATGTTTTGTTTGAACTATCTTGTTGAATTTTTGTTCCAACCAAATTTACAACACACCAAAAAGACTTTTTCCTACTGGCTAAAAGTATATTTGTGAAGTCATTTTGTTGATTGGATAAAAAACCCAACGCAACAATTTATCGAATTCTATAATTTTTTAAACAGTTTGTCAATATTTAATCAACAAACTGCTTAAATTTTAATCAGTTATCTGCCGAAAATAACAGCATCTGGCGTAATAGCCATACGTTGCTTATGTTTAGCAATAGCATCTGAGTCTGCTCTACCTCTTGCTGAGTTAATATATCTTCTGTCAGCCAACATTTCATCTTGAGAACCATATGGCTTAATTGTAGATGAAGCAGTTTCGCCTCTAATTCTATCTTTCACTTGGTTCTGTCCATCTTTTGTTGCTTCTTTATACATAGAATACATACCTCTGATAGCAAACTCACTCATAGATGATACAACATCTTTATCAAATGCATTTCTCTGCTCTTCATTTGTATTTTCTTTTGCCCATGCAATCATTGCATTGTACTCATCAGAACCACCTACAACAGAATGAGCCTTCTCAATTCTTTCTCGTAAGTCAATAGCACCTAGTTTTAAATCTCTAATGTCAATATCTTTTTCTTTAGCCATTTGCTCCATTTCAGGAGTAAGCTTCATTCCATTTTCAATGAACTGTGGCAACATTGACATGATTGCTTCTTGCTGTTCTTGCATTTTTTGCTGTACTTGTGCTTGGTTCTCTTGTTCAGCCTTAGTACTCTTCTCTTTTTCCTTTTGTTCACGAACAGTATTAGAGTATTGGTTATGTAGTTCTCTATACTTGTTTTTAAAGTCCTCAAGTGACTTAAACTGCTTCATGTATTCAGGTTCTTTAGCTACTAGAGCGTTCCAATCGTTAAGACTTTCCTGTTCGTTAGCTTTTTGAATATCAGAAGGCAATCCTGTTGATACTTCTTGGCTTTGTACTTCTGTATTTTCTGCTTCCATTATCTACCTTTCTAGTGTAAAGTAACGACTCTATCGCGTCGCTCTTTGTTACTCATACGAACCAATAACTCATTAATCTGTTCATCACTTAATCCATGTTTCTCTTTAACCATAGCTCTTGTATATCCTGAGTTAATCAAAATACGCATCTCTTCCTCTGTTGGAAACGTAACTTGGTTAGGTAATCTACCCATAATTCTACCTTGAGATTTACTCCATTCACGGTATTCATCAGGTGTCATAACCATAACACTGCCTTCTTTTGATGATGTAATAATTTCTGGGAATGATTTTTCTTCCATACTATTCTCCTTTGTTGGTCTTGCCATTTGTTTTACCTTTCGTTTTAGTTTGTTTTGGCTCTTCTACTTTTTCTTCTACCTTCTGTTCTTTGTCAAACTTCTCTTTGTACTCTTTAGCATCATAAACCGTAATCATTGTTGCCCTCCTTGTTGGACTATTGCTTGACCTGCTGATTTACCTAGACTTTCAGCACCACTTTGAACCAACTGCTGTTCTGCCATAGCTTTTTGCTGAGCTTGAGCTTCCTGCTGTACCTCATTAGGAGTTTTAAGTAGATTAACTGTATTGATACCGTATCCATTAGCATATCTACTAACCAATTCAGCATCTTTAATCCAATTAATCTTACCAATTTGTCCTAAACGAGTTAAGAAACCATCTAGTTTTGCTATCTCATTTGATAATCCTAGAGCATTAAGTCCTGTAATTACATCTACTGAAATAGTTTTGAACTTCAATTTGAGTTCATTCATAATCCAAATAACAATCTGCTTTGTAATTCTATTTGAAATTGTTGCATAAACACCAGCCATTGAACTCTCTAACTCTTTAGCCATCTCTCTAATCTCTTCTGCTGTAACACGTTCAGCTTGACGAGTGATTGAATTCTTAGTTAAGAACGCTTCTTCAAGTTCCTGTCTGTACTCTGCTCGTGTTTGCATAGCTGTTTGGAAATCAAAGTTCTTATTCAACTGCAATGATGTAACATCATCTGCTCTACCATCAATGACATCACCGTTTTCAGAGTTTGCAACATCTGCTTTTCTTGTTCTTCCTCCTCTTTCATCAACGAATAGTAGTGATTTTGAAGCAATGATAGCACCTTGAGTTAATACCTTTGATAAAACATTGTATGAATTAAGTGAACCATAGTAATCTTCAACAAATGGTCTATGATAATCCTCTCCAATATTCCAAATCATACCTTGATATGAGAATGGACACTCCATTCCTTTATATGTTTCAATATCTCCAACAATAATACCTTCTAACTCTTGATAGACAGTCCATACATCATTTTCATCTCTAACACACATTGTATAGAGTTCATATTCATCTTTCTTCTCTTCTACCTGTACATCTAATTCAGGTGGTAGTTTATTTAATTTTTCAAATACACACATCTCATAAGCATCACCAACATCATCAAGTGAAACAACAATAGAACGAAGTCCATGAATTTTAATGCCTTTATATGGTACTTTTTCCATAATACAAGCACCAATAACATTCTGGTGGTCTATGAGCGTAAAGATATGCTTACGAATGTCTTGTGCTTCAATCTGTTTATTAATTAAATCAGTTCCAGCACTCATCTCTTGGTTCACCTGAGCCAATAAGTCAGGATTTCCTCCAGTTAACTTTTGAAGTGAACGCAAATCAGGAGATAGCTTGAACCCACTCGCAGAAGGAGGAACAAGAGTCAATGTAATCTTAGATGATAGGTTCTTAACCAACTTAGCACCTAATGACTGTACATACTTATCTTTTAATCTATCTCCACCACTTGAACCTGACCTTCTGAACAGTGCTGGTATTGTTACCTCTGCAAAATCCTCAGCTCTATCTTCAAATGGCTTTCTTTTAGATAACCCTTTGTTGTAATACTCTCTTGGAGATTTTAATTGTGATTTGTCTTCCATTATTATCCTTTTTTAAATACGGAAACCTAAGCCAGACTTTCCAGAAGTTCCTAGACTTGTTTGTTTTGGAATTAAAAAATCAGCCGTTGTCTGCATATCAGTACCTACTGATGTAGAACCACCTACTTCCATTGTTGCAGATACTTCATCAGGTCTTCTTTCCATAGCAATACGTCTTGCTTCTTCTTCTGCTTTTCTCTGTGCTTCTCGTTGTGCATTAGTTGCTTCTCTCTGTGCTTTCTTAGACTCACTTGCTGAATAAGCACTTCCAGCTGCTCCAATTATCGCACTAGCTACAATTGCTGCTACTACTCCCATTATTTTCTCCTTACTATTGTTAATACGCCATAATTTGTTTTTAATTGCTTTGTTCTAAACTTTTTACTAAATACACGAATAATATTATCAGATATATCACTACGATTTCTATTGTGTAGAATATATACAATGCAGTCATAGGCAATATCGTAAATAAATTTAATCATTCTTCTTAAAAATGGACTGTTATCTTTTGTAGCAGATAATATCATTACTCCTTTTCTAAATAGAACAATAGATATAAATCCATATGGTTCATCATCTTTATAATATATAATAGGGTTTGTAGATAATATAGAACCAATCTGTTGTTCTGAATAAATATCTCCTACTATATGTAATAAATCTTCTCTTTGGTTCACTCTTTATTCTCTACTTTTGCTCTCATTTCTTTTAGAAGTAAAATATACCCAGCA